AGGAGTCCGTCTCGTGGGCTCGGAGATGTGTATAAGAGACAGCAGAAGAACCTACCAAAAAAAATTACTCAAAAATTAAACGAAACGTGTATTTTTTTTTAAATTTATTTTTTATTATTTAGCGCGGGTACTGCCCCAAAAGCTATCTTAATACATCACGGCTGTTTCTCTTAAATCGGCCGTGAGAACGAGTGCATAATCCGCAATTACTTTTGTGTGCGTGGTCATGTGTGATATACGTTTGACACAGGCCGTCATATTCAATTAGTTGTGCTGTGCAAACGCCCTTTTTATTATTCAGGCATTTACGTTTAATACATTTGACTTCTGTGCTCATTCCTTATCACCTTTAATACGTTTGTACGCTCAAATCCGATGACTAGTTGGTTGTTGTTAGGCTATATAGTTATTGGAGGACTACTAGTTCTAGTCATCAGATGTCAGCGTACAACGATACAGGGCAAGCTCATAATGTATAAGCTTTGAAATGTATGTGGACAAATTCGGCTCGCCCTGGTTTCATTGTGCAGTAAATTTCATTTTTACATATTCCCTCTCCTTAGCTTACGCGATCGCCTACATCATAAATACGGGCCCCTGTATTTACAATGCTACATACAACAAAAAGCACGGTCGTCATCACCGTGCTTTTTGCCGAGTTGTGTATAAGAGAGGATTTGTGTTAGATGACTAATGACACCTTTCACAACTACATTATACTATGTCAAGTCGGTTCATTTAAGTCCAAAATACTCCAAAATACTCCAAAGTACTCCACTATGAAAGGAGTTCCCCTAATTCATTCAACGCTTTATTTTTTAAATTGAAGTAACTGCTTTTTTCGTAATATATCATCGCTTGTACTTTTTTAGGAAACGCCCCGTTTATGTATTCTTGCGCTAATATAATACGCCCTGGTATACATTCTATCTGTTCAATTAAAGCCCTTGCTTCTTCCCTTTTAGCAATAAGCTTTGCTATCTCCCGTTTTTTGGTATCTACTGTATCAACAAGTCTAGCCACATCCCCTTCAAGCCCTACTGGAGTACCGCCCCCTGATACTCGGTCTTTGGAATAATCAATCGCCGATAAGGTGATGATATCATACTGCAGTTTGCGAATATCTTGCCGTAGCGATTGAATACGTATGGCTATCATCTTTATATCTTGCAGATACGCCGATGCCTTTTCTTTATAGTCACTCATGCTGCATTACCTCATTGATGTATCGGTCTAAGTACCACCGTGCTTTTTTTAGGTCTTCGAGTTTGTCACCCTTATGCCCCGCTCGTGCGATGTACTTGATAACATTACCTAGATGATATGGAAGCTGTTGATCCTCGATAAAATCGATAACCTCAATCTTACCTCGTGTGTAGTGTGAAGGATGGTTGATAACATCTTCTTTCTTAGGCAATTCGATAACCTTTACTTCCGGCTCCTCTATAGTTTGCTCTACCGGTTCTACGGTCACTTCTTTCTTCTTAGGTACTTTCGAATATTTAGGTAGACACTCTGGGCAATATTTAGGCCAACGACCTTGGGCCTTTTCCTTTTTGTGAACGAATGTTACCCCGCACCCTTCACAGGTTAACTCTTTACTCACGCCTGCACCAGGCGGTGTCATAACTTTCTCACACTCAGGACAATAATCCTCGTGTGTTCTTACTGTGAATGTGTCTCCGCATCGTCTACATTTCTTTTGCATAGTTCTACTCCTTATACAATTCTTTACGATATTTAATAGCTTCTAAGAGGGCGTCTTGCCCTGCTTCTTTACGTTCTAATGCTTTCATAACCTGCTCGTCCATCGTGCCTTTTGTTACCAGGTGATGGATAATCACAGGCTGTGTTTGTCCCTGTCTATGAAGTCGTGCGTTAGCTTGTTGGTATTGTTCAAGACTCCATGTCAGCCCATACCATACGATGATATTACCGCCGGCTTGAAGGTTTAAGCCGTACCCTGCTGATGCGGGATGTGCCAATAACATTTGAATCTTGCCTTTGTTCCAGTTGGCTACATCATCATCGGTCTTTAACTCAACGGCTTTCGGGAATGCTTCTTTAATCGATTGAAGGTCATGTTTGAAGTTATAGAACACTAACATCGGTTTTCCTTCATTCGTTTCTACCAATTCTTTCAATCGTTCAATCTTCTCGTTATGGACGACTACGATTTCACCCTCATCGTTATAAATGGATCCATTTGCCAGTTGTAACAATTTACCGGCGAGTGCTGCTGCATTAAGGGCGCTCACATCGTCATCATCTACGATACTTAGCACGTGCTCACGTTCCATCTGTTTATATAGTTCCCATTCTTTGGGGCTCATCTCTACTGTGATAACGTTTTCGATACGTTCAGGTAGTGTAAGATAATCTTTCGCTTTTAAGCTCATACAGATATCTTGCATCTTATTGAATATCGCCTTATCGCCGCCAGGCAGTAGTCTGTAGCTATACACGACGTGCCCGTTTGTTTTGTCTGGTGTAAAATACCGAGTACGATATTCGGTAAGAGTTTTACCTAATCGGTCTCCGCCATCTAGTAAATACATCTGCGCCCAAACATCAAGTAAGGTATTCGGTGCTGGCGTACCAGTCAGAATGACAATGCGCTTAAAGAGAGGTCTCATTTTACGCATAGCCTTAAACCGTTTAGCCTGTGGATTCTTAAAAGAAGAACTTTCATCGATCACCAACATGTCAAAAGGGAACTTCTTTTTCGGTTTACCGAAATAGTAGTCATATAACCATTGCACGTTTTCACGATTTATCACATAAACGTCAGATTCACTCTCTAAGGCGTGTATGCGTTCCTTCTCGGAACCTAACACCTTAGCCACTGTCAGACATCTTGTAGCGCTCCACTTTTGTGTTTCTTGCGCCCAGGTAGATTCTGCTACCTTCTTAGGTGCGATGAGTAACACTTTTTTAATATCAAAGTAGTCATACACAAGCTTCTCTATCGCAATTAACGTAGAGATTGTCTTCCCCAGACCCATGTCTAATAAGAGTCCGTAGTGCGAATGGTCAATTATCCGTTGAATAGCAATCTCTTGGTACTCGTGTGGATGAAAGTCCATGAATTACCCTTTCTATATCGTCTAAAAATAACTTGGCCTCCAGCTTCCCTGTTAAGACAAATACCAAAGCACCCTGCTTACGCAGCCTTGAAATCTGTACTCGTTGATTAGCCATTAACTTTCCTTGTGTGGACTTCAACTCGATAAAGATAACACTACCTCCGGGGAGTATTACAATCCGATCAGGTACACCGTCATTTCCAGGTGACACGAATTTCATATATATGCACCCCAGTTTTTTGAGTTGATTTCCTAACCAACGTTCGATATCTTTTTCTATCGTTCTCACCTCGTTCTCATTTAATAATTGGACACACCCTCGGACACGCCTATGAACCCACACCAATACTGGATTTATAGGGTGGGTGTGTCCAAAGTGCCCAATTTTTTTCCAACATATATATATACGCGTATACGGGTTTTTTACGCTTATATATATACACCCATTTATTCATATATTTATTTTTTTATTTTTATATAAATAATTGGACACACTAGACACATAATACTATTTAGATTAGCAGTTATCTGCTTTTTGCCCGTGTCCGATTAGTGTGTCCAAGCGTGTTTAGTGTGTCCAATTAATAGCATATATCAAAATTTATCGATGTATAGGCTTGAATATTTATTTTTACGAACATTCATACCTATTAAATAATTGGACACACCTCAAATAATTGGACACACCTACTTACCATGATTTCGTTTATACATTGATAGGAGGTCTGTGCCTTCCTTTATAAACGCTCTTTGCGGACCGTAAAGCCTGCCAAAACGTGCCTTTCCTGTCCCTTTTGTATATGGGTTCCAGCCTGGCGTTGATTGCAAGATGTCGATAATCTCTCTTGCCTTTGCGTTCTGCAGGTTCTTCCTGTCCCCGCCAAGCACTTCACACCATATCTCAAGCGCACACACTCGCTCCCGCTGCACTGAACCACAATGATCGTCATCGCCATAATTAGCGACATAATCTCGTCTATCGTAGATATCCATTGTTTCCCAGTCTTCAGGTAATAGCATGTCGAGGTATTCCTCAATAAGCCCTACGAGTTCACCGCCTTCTGTGTGCGATAATTGGATTCTAAGGGCTTCCTCTTCAAGTGCTCCCTCAAGAACTAATGGCTCACCTTCAGACCAATACACGAACGCTTCTGCCCATAATTGGTCAATTTCGTCCTTTGACAAGTCCCAGGAGTTCTTTGTCTTCCGGTCCTTATCACCAGTAATTGGCCAGAATCGGCGGTTACCGGTGCGGTCTTTTAAGAACATAAGATTATTAGTAGAACCGGCGAATACACACTGGCGAGGGTACTCTTCGGTGCGTCTACCATACGGAGAACGGAACCGGTCAGAAGTACGGCTGATAAAGGCCTTAACGATTTCATTGTCATTCTTGTAGGTTGGCGCAAGTTCAGCAAGTTCGACTATCCAGGAACCTTGAATTTGTTCTAGGGCATCTTTGGTTTTGATATCAACGAGTGAGTTGTTGAACCATTTACGGCCTAACCGCTCCAAGATAAGCGACTTACCTAAACCTTGAGAACCATATAACACAATCGCCGTATCAAACTTAACGCCTGGATCCATAACACGAGCTACGGCACCGCACATCCATTTACGTGTAACGGCCCGAATGTATTCGGTATCCTCCGCTCCGATGTAGTCGATAAAGAGAGTATCCAGTCTACATTCACCATCCCAAGTTAGCCCCTTTAGATACTCACGCACAGGATGGAACTTATTATCTTGCGTTACCTCTTGGAGAGCGTCATCGATAATGCCTTTACCCTTGATAAGGTATTTCGTAGCAAAGTAGTTACGCAGGCACGCATCGTCGGTATCCGTCCAGTAAGGCGTTTCGTCCTTATCGCGCCATGGAAGGTCGTCAATTACGACTAACCGGTGCGCAAATTCATCAAGACGAATTTTACCTTTTAAAGAAGGGTCCTGTTTAAGTACTACTAAACAGTTGAACACATCAGACTCGGGAGTACCGTTTTTATCACGCTTTAACTTTGATAAGAAGTCCTCGTCATCGTCCGTGATATCCTCGAACTCCATATCTGCCATACGTTCCTTGTCGAGCAGGATTGGTGCTGCGCCGTCTTCGTTGACAAAGTCTATCATGTCTTTGTAACTTGGTAATTTGGTGACGCTGGTCTCATCTGCTGGGTCCTTATCTCCGAATAAGTGTATGCGAACCAGGTCAAATGCATTAACGAGCTTACCGCTGATTGGGTCAGTTGCGTGGTTGGAGTAAGCAAAGATATCGTTGTCGTAAATCACTAAGCCACCTACTGAGCTACCGGCTACATATGTGTACCGGTCCTCAACTGCCGTAGGTTCATAGACCTCAGGGAGAAACTTATGAATAGCTTCCGTGATACTGTAACTCCGGCAAAAAGCACCGATAAGGCCTTTTTTCTCTAATGGGTTACCTTGCTTCTTAGCCGCATCAAGGCGAATTTGTGATTCCTTCTCTGATGTTGGCCAAAGGCTAGTATCACGCCAGTCTCTGTAGGTACTCAAATAGGTATCTACTGAAACAAGTGAGCCTTTGCTGTGTTGGTATACATACTCGACGTCCTTAGGATGGCTTGGCCAATACATAAGCCGTTCAGCCTGGTGCGTAGAAGGGTCGAAGAATTCAATACCGATGTTATCCGCAATCCGTCTCGAGACTGCTTGATACTCATCCGGCGTCATAGGTCTATCGACTGGGATAATTACGCGGTAGCGCGGCTGGTCAGCTGTGTGGCTGTGAGTACTGTACAGTACGTATTCCATACCACCTAATTCCATATCTAGGTCTACGATGAACTCTTCGCCAGGGTTATCTGCATCAAGAGTAATCAAGTACCGCTCTTTGACAGCCCCTCTAATCCGTCTACCATTTTTTGGGATATAGCCACCTACAAAACCGCCAACATCTTTCTTTTGGCCTTGATCAGCTTTAGACATCTTGGCGTATTCTACCGCCGTTTCATTTGTTACAGTAGGCTCGGCCAATTTATTGACCAAAGCGCTCCAAGTCATTTTCTGAGACTTCCAGCTACGGGCGGAGCGACTTCTGCCCGTAGCTATGATGATATTTGTATCCATATTACATCGCTCCTCCCTTCGCAAACTGGATATCTCGTACATACGCCGGAACGCACAAGCCGTGAGAAGTTACCCACTGCGTTACAGCTCCGTTGATATCGTGGTCTTCATATACGCCACGATTATTTTTAAGTTTAGCCTGATGTATCTCTACGAAGTCATCCGCATCATTAACGGGGTTAACTTCGATACACGCTACAGGCTCGTTACATTTATAGACACCTACGATAGCACACGTTTCTGCTTTTACTTTTTTGATATAGGAGCTTACACAGTTATTAAGTTGAATACCCATATCAATAATGCCGTGAGTAGAACCTATCGCCATAAAGCGGTAACCATTAACCATATCAGCTAGCACACGATGTGCTTTACGCTGTTGCACGATTTCGTCTTCTACTTTGTCAAACTTTTGCATTCTCGTGATAGTGTCATGTAGGCTTCGCACCTGGATGCGACTACCCCAAACCTCTTTACGACGGCTTCTTGATAACTCAAAATACATACTAGCTGTATCTCTGATATCGTGATAGGAGGGCGCATTTCTAATGAATAAGAACGCCTGGCGCTCACCGTATTGGTGGCTAAGGATGTTAACAAATTTACGAATGACAGATAAATCACGGTCATCTCGCCATAAGGGCCAAGACTGAATATAACTTGTATTATCAGAGTTATCTTTGATAACATCGACCATAGCCTTTTGATAGTCCTTGTTCTTAAATAACGTAGACATAACTTTGATGATCTTCGTGTAGAAGAAAGGTCTATCGTGTAGTAACCGTCGAACCCATCTAGCATCCGGTAAGTTATGGGCCTTGATTAAGGCCTTTACAAATGACTCACCTTTTATCGTTAACTCTAATACGTTACCCATACCAAGTGTCTCGTTAGGGAATTTCCGATTATAGTAATCGTCATAGTCACGTTTAAGACTATCATTGATAGCCGGTGCATCCGGAGCTTGTAATTTCCATACTAAGTTATGAAGTAGGTTATCTAGAGCTCCGTACTTGTTAGATACCTGTACTCCTTGTCTAATAGATTTAACTTTATACCCTACTGCCTTTGAAAGCTTCTCGAAGAACACTTCTTTTAACACCTTGGCGAAACGTTTTAGCTCATCTTGATAGTTATGTAGTCTGCAGTCAGGTGTGGCTACAAACCAAGCTAATGATAAAGGGCTGTTGCTTAATCGCGTAGGGGAAACCGTCGATTCTTCAACGACATCGCTGCGTGAGCGTTTCTTAAGTATGATAAAGGTTTTTCTTTGTTTGAAGTCGAACCGTACCACATCGATGACATGAGATTTATAACCTTTGTATATCATCCCTGTATCGCCGTCGGCATACACCGTATCGTATTCAAATTGCACGTCCAGTTTATCGCCCCTATCTATAATTGATAGGTCCAGTGATAAAGGAACGGTGGCGCTATATCCAACTTCCGCAGTAAACCCTTTAGCGTGGATCCGCTCGCCACAACTCGGGCAATAGAACTCATCTGATTCCCTGCAAGGTACTATTCCAAACCCATTAGACTCCATAGGCCATAGGTTAGCGAAGGAGTGCCCGCAAGCCACATGGTAATGGCTTGCAGGGTTAAAAGGTGATACTTGTTTGCGCCGCACTAGGTCGTACAGCTGTTGTACTTGTAGATTGAATAAGACCTTCATAAGGCGCTATCCTTTCTCTTATAACAAATCGTCTAAATCGTCTTCTTCAGGAGTTTCCTCAACTACTGGAGCTTCTTTCTTTTTAGTAGTACGTTTACGTTTTGGCTTTTCTTCGGGTTTCTCTTCTACTACTGTTGGAGTAGCTTCAGGCTCTTCCACCTTAGGAGCTTCTGCTTTCTTACCATTTAATATCTTAAGCGCGAGGTCGCAAGCAGCAATACATCCTTCGCAGTACGCCATAGCGGTATCTTTACGTTCGCTAGCTGGTGCATCTTTTACGAGTTCATATAAGCCGTCGATTGCTTCGCGTTGTTGTTGGATTTGTTGTTTTGAGAGTTTCATAAGAATTGTCCTCCTAATCCTTCATGTAGTAAGGGTTCTCAAACCCTGCTGCGTTTAATATGAGCCCTTCATTCCAGGGTTCAGGTTCACACATAATATCTATAACTTCTTCTAAACTGCCTTCGCCTATTGGCGCTTCGATAACCACTTCGTCGTGGATGTGGGCTACAATTTTGTAACCTACTTTGGAAAGCCGTAGCATTGATGCAGCTAAGCAATCTCTTGCCACAGCCTGTACAATGTTTTCGACGAGCTTTCCGCCATAGGTTTCAACTCTGCCCCATGTATTCTTAACCTGATCCATACCGTCATACTCAATCGATTCACTACCGAACCGGTTAGTCCCAATTCTAGGTCTTGCATAGGCGAGTCTTCGACCGGACGGTAATTCGATGAACAGGAAGCCTTTCGATTTAAAAAACTTAATATTGCCTTGTCTAATACGTACTGGTTCTCCTGTTCTCACGACTTGCTTTGCTGCGCTGTCTGCATCTTTCCAAAATCTCGTAATTCGTGGACTAGCTTGTCGCCATGCTTCGATGATACCCGGTAGCTCCTTTTCAGGAATTTCTCCTTTAGTGTCCATCGCTTTCATGGCTCCTACACCGCCACCATACCCTAGCGCTAATTCAGCTACCTTACCTTTTTGCCGTAGGTGCCCATTAACACCGTGCTTCTCAACTGGTACGTGGAACATGCTTGATGCGGAAGCGCAATAGATATCTCCGCCTTGCGCAAATACATCCTGTCTCCACTGCTCGTGAGCAAGCCAGGCGATAACACGTGCTTCAATAGCACTGAAGTCGGCTACAATAAATCGGTGCCCATCCTCTGCTACAAGAGCAGTACGGATAAGTTGCTTAATCACATCACCAGGGTTTCTGTATAGTAGGTCTAGCATTTCTACGTCTCTACTTTTAAGTACTTCCCGAGCTGTGTCTAAGTCTTCTAGATAGTTACGAGGGAGGTTTTGTAGTTGTACTACACGACCTGCCCATCGTCCACTACGCATCGCCCCATAAAACTGAAGCATGCCGTGGATGCGACCATCTGAACATACAGCGTTTTTCATGGCCAAGTATTTTTTGATGGAGGAGTTACCGAGTACCTGTCTATTTTGCAGTACCTTGCGAACATCAGAGGGGATATCCTGTTCTAAGAGGCTTGATACATCGTCTTTTCTCATTGTTTCTAGATCATATCCTAGTCTTGCAGTTAGCCACTCTTTAAGTTGCATCGTACTGTTAGGATTCTCTAATCCCGTTAATATCTTGGATGACTCGGTAGCTTCTTCCACGATTTCGTCGTTACAAGCAAGCGCTGCATCAACGAGTTCCATATCTACTTTCACGCCTCGCCAGTTGATATCTTGGTCGAGTAACCAGTACTCGTGCTCAATAGCAGGTGGTTTTAGCGAAAGTAAGCGTTTACGAATTGCCTTTTCTACCACTACGTCCTGGCGGTTGTACTCAATGTATTCCGCCCATTTTTCAGGTGCATCCTCAGGCATATTTCGTGTCTTAGGATTCGTCTTAGTTGGCTTTCGTGGTACAGAGAAGAACTGAATTAAGCGTTTACCTCTTGAGTCTTTGGCTTCACCTAATCGTAAAGCTTTAGATACATTGTCGAGGCTTGCAGGTAAACTGCAGTATAACGCTAGTACAGAGGTACATTCCCAGTTCGTGTAATCCGCATCAGGGAAGTACTTTTTTAGACAAAGCATTTCGAATGCTGCGTTGAATGCGGTCTTTGTAATTTCCTTGTTATACAAAGCGTCCACCACCCTTTCGGGTAGTGGATCCTTTGTCATATCAATTACTTCGACCGGTTCGTCATCGAAGCTATAGGCAAAGAGCAGTATTTCAAATGTTGTATCATCAACGTATCGCTGAGCCCCATATTTAATAGGGCAGTCAGAATACGTTTCCACATCAATACTGAGCTCCATATATGCCTCCTTAGATTAAATCGTCATCGTCTAGGTCGCCTAAATCATCGTCCCCAAAGTCGCTAGCTGATACATGAACACCACCGAGGCGGTCACCATCTTTAACTTTACGAACACCATTTAGGCCAAAGCCTACACCTTTTTTACCATTGAAGTTGTAAGCGAATACGGATAATGCGACCTGCGCGTATACACCGGAGTAGATTTCTTCTTCGATGTCGAATTGGTCCATCTTGATTTTGTCACGAGTGAATACGATAGGTTGTTTATCGCTATTAGCGTTGATGAAGAACTTGCCAGCGTAAGTTTCAGGTTGGTCAGCTACTGCTTCATCGGTATCGCCATCGCGTAAGTTCAATTTAAGGTATGCTGCTTTACCTTCTACCTTAGCTACTGCTTTTGGATCAGCCTTAAGTTCTTCAATCGCACGTTCAAATGCTTTGATTGTCTTCTTATCTGTTTTATCGATAATGATTTGAGAGCTGTATTTTGCTTTTCCGTCGTCGTTTTTACGAGGTTGAGCGATGTTTGCATAGGAAAGTCTTACGATACCAGTTGTTAATTTAGCCATTGTTACGGTCTCCTTCTTTAAATGAATTATTTGTTAGTTTCAGACATTAATTTGTTTACGAGTGCTTCGAGTTTAGAAATACGGCTTTGTGCATCTTTAGCTTCAGCAATGTAGTCAGAACCTTTACCAGTTTTGAATGCTACGTTTACGGTGTATTGGTTCTCGCCACCTAACGTAGCACCAAAGCCAAGCATAATACGTTCATTAGGTCTAGCGAATACGCCGAGCGCTACTGCATTACTGTTACGGTAATGGCCGTAACTAACAGCATAGCTGACCTTATCATTTCTGTTAAAGTCGAGTGGATGCAAGCCAGCAAGGGCTGCGGAACTTGCGCCTAACTTATTAACACGTTGGCCAAGATGGTTGACTTTGTTGTTAATGTCATTAGCTAAGCCCAAAGAACGATGCTCCAAATCAGTAATGCGCCCTTCGTGATTATCTGCCACATGTTCAAGGCTTCTAATATCCGCTGTATTAGCAGTTACCTTTTGGCCAAGGGAATTGATAGCAGATGTATTACCATTGATGCGGATAGTATTGTTAGCGATTGCAGTAGTATTACCAGCAATAGCTTGTTCATGATCGTTCACTACATCGCCTAACATGTTTAATCCGATTGCTACGTCTTTAATGTTTTGTTTGTTTTTGCTAATTTGTTTAGCGTTTGTTTCGATTTCATCGATAGCTGCATAAAGCTGACTACCGTTGATAGCGTCTAATGAATCAGCGGAGATTTGACCAGCGCTAACATTCGTGAGTTGGCGGTTGTACTGAGTTACTCCGCCGGCACCTGCACGGGCTTTAGCGCCAAAACTTACCACGCTTGCCGGTTGTTCTCCGGCAAAGATATGGCGAGTGCCATTAATCGTGATGCCGTCAACTCCAACGGCGCTATCTGTAACGCTGTTAGTACCGATTGCTACAGAATTTGCTTTATCAGCAATCGTATTGTTACCGAATGCAACGGCGTCAGTGGCTAAGGATTTGGCATGAGTGCCAAATGTAAGAGCACCCTGACCATTAGATTCGGAATTAGACCCGAACACTAATTGTTCCTTTTGGGAACCAATTTTGTTGTTATAGCCGACTACGGCGGATTGGCCACCTGCTACTGTACCATTGTTAGCACCGATAACCACAGTATCAGCGCCTGTAACATTATTAGTTCTGCCTAATACTACAGAAGACTCGCCGGATACGAAAGCACCGTTGCCAATAGCTACACTGTCATAGCTAGACACACGAGCTTGATTGCCGATGGCTACTGTGTACTCCACCAAACTTTCGGCGTGAGAACCAAAAGCGAAGCTATTACGTCCTGCAGCAGTAGCATTATTACCGCCGGCAAAACCATTTTCACCAGTTACAGTATTGTTAGTACCGAACGCTAACGCATTATTAGCGTCGATGTTGTTTTGGAAGCCCCATACTGCGGAGCTTGTAGAAGTTGCGGAGATAGTATTATCTGTACCGCCTACTGTGTTATTACTAGTTGCGCCAACTACGTTTACTGCTAACGCGGAAATTGCCAATGCTGTTGTTAAAGTTTTATTCATCTCTTATACCTCATCTTCGAATTCATTCATCATTGTTTCAACTGTATTAATTGCTGGGCGTTTATCGCTTTCCGGTACAAGTGTAGGCTTGCCCTCCGGTTTATCGATATATGCTTCTAGGTATTCGGCAACACCCTTTTTACCAAGTACCTTTTGTAAGTTTGTGATACCTTCAAGTTCTCGAGGCTTGAAGATGTCTTCTTCTTTGTAGCCGTTATCGAGTAATGTTTTAGCTGCAGCTTCCGGATCCGTAATTGTACGTCTTGATGTGCCTTCCACTAATTTATATCCAGGCCATTGCTTTTCACCCGATAGGGCTTTTTCGTACGCGAAATCGTAAACACCTTTAATCCACTTTGTGATTAAATCCTTCATCGCTAGGATGTCAGATACTTCACTGTCAGTGAGTAATTGATTGAGCTTGCCCCCATTCTTATAGAATGTATCAAGGCAAGTATCTGCTAATGCTCGGCAGGTGTGCCGTGCTTTACAGAAGTTACAGTAATCGCAAGGTGTACATTCGCCGATACCTTCCCAGGCACGTTGTGCGATGGGTTTGATATCTTCGCCCCAATCAAGAAGTTCTCCAAGTGACATTTCATCGGTAGACACACTATCAAGTCTTGGCTGAACGATCGTCATACGAACTGTTTTAATGTCATATAGGAACTCGTTCACGTCGTAAGCACCCAATGCGTAGAGTCGCATTTGTGTATTTTCAACGGCGCTAACAGGAACGCCCTTGCCATACTTTAGGTCGATTACTTCCAGGATGCCGTCAGCTACGATTACCATATCGCCAGTACCAAATCCCTCCGGTACCCATCTAGAGAAGTCGAGCCGTGCTTCAATCATGGCTTCCGCATCAGAGGAACGAGCACGAGCTTCGTTTACCTTCTCTTCGCAAATGTCGACATATCGATTAACCGCTTCTATCATTTCAGCGGAGTAGTCGTCTAGCTTAGGGGCTTTTTTGCCCTCAAGCTTATGTCGTAGGATTGCTTCTGCCAGGTCGTGTGCTACAGTACCCTCCGCAGCATACGGAGATTGTTCATCAGGGAACATCGCTTCGAGTCTTGCTGAAGGAGTACATACTAACCACCTGGCGCTACTCGATGCACCTAGTAAGGCGTGTTTCTTAGCCACGACTATTCACCCATTCCATAATTTGAATACGTTGTTCATCGGTAGCAGATGTTACCTTTTCGGCACCGATGCTATCTAAGAAGGCTTTGAATTCGCCTTTAGCTTTCGTTTTATCAGTAGCTTTTGCCATTACGTCTTTTACTGCTTCACGAGTTGCTTCGAGGCTAGGAACTTCTACTTTAGGTTCTTCAGCTTTTGCTGGTTCTTCTTCCTTAGGAGCAGGTGTTTCTTCTTTAACAGGCTCAGCTTTCTTAGGAGCTTCCTTCTTAGCCGGCTTAACGTCATTTGTTGCCCAGTTCGCTGGTTCTACTTCTTTAACAGGTGCACCTACGATAGATTGGTATAGGTCTTTCACTTCTTGTTCTAATTCAACTGCTTTATCTACTGTAATTTTTAACTCGATCATTGTTCTATTCCCTTTCGGCTTAATGATGTGATATACTTTAAATGGATATTTTTCTATGCGCCCTTTAGCATTGCCGTGCTTTGGGGTGCTTTTTTTTGTGCCAGGGTGCTCGCACTCATCAGGAATGCAGTAATCTCTATTAGGGCACGTTGTACAGTCTCGCAATGTCCTCACCTCCTTTCACTAGGCACGTTTGGATAAACGTGTTATTCTATTTACACACGGGTGTATGTCTTTACAGTTATCGCACACGATACGGGGCTTACCTGTTAAGTACGACCAATTTGTGTAAGGACTTTTAATCCTTTTATTACAGAAGGAGCATCGTTTATCGTTCATACTCTTTTAACTCCTCAATCCAGTACCCAGTGAGTAACCAAAGAGTGATACCGAGTAACCCCTGGCACATACCAGTCCATAAATCAATGCGGTCTATTTCGATAGAACCGACAGTTCCTACTACTAATATGGCTGCAATAATGCGAAGCACATAAACTACTTTCATCATGTCTACTCTCCTATTCGTGCCTGGCATCGTTTCGCTAGCCAAGCATTAAATGAATCAACGTGGATAAGGCGTTTACCACCACGTTTACCAATCCTCATCGACGGGAAGTCAAAATCTTGCGCCCATTCCCGAATAACTGTTTCGGGTACGCTGGCAAGTTTTGCAGCTTCCGCTACCGTAATACACATCTTATTCATAGGTACCTCCTAGAATGCTAGAAGCACCAGGGATAACATTACGAATAAACTTATACCTGCGGACAAGCCCAACGCTAAAATCCATAAGCAACAGCTAGCTAGTTCTAGTAATTGTTTTTTATTCATAGCTACCTCCTATCTAATTTAGGGTTGTAGTAATCGGTTTCCCAAAAGTCATGACTTTCAGAATCATCGACACACAACGCATAACAGATACCAACGACTGTCGACATTTGTACTGACCGTCCTTTGATAGCTCGGTTTAATGTATCCATCGAGATTTCAGCTTGTTTGATCAGCGCCGTCTTAGTCATGCCTAACTCGTTCATGCGCTCCGTAATGGACTCGCCGAACATTCTGATTACGAATTCTTTCATAACCTATCCTCCGTAACGGTTTAACCGTAATCAACTATAAAAAAATAATGTCGTCATACGTTACACCAAATACTTCTTGTATCTTTTTTATGTGAGGAACATCAGGGTAAGAGCGTTTGCGCTCCCAATTACCCCAAGTATCAACAGACACTCCAATCGCTTTAGATGCCGTAAGTTGAGACCAGTTTTTTGAAGCCCTTAACATCTTTAATGTATACTTCATAAGCTACCTCATTTCTCGATACTCACATCTTGTTTACAGTCATCATTCTACTACGGTTTATCCGTAATGTCCATAAACTAAACTTAAACTATCGTAAAATTTCCGTAAAATATTGATTTTATTACGAAAATGTCGTAATATATAGGTATATTAATTAATATATTCCATATTTGAGAGGTTCTTATGAGTGATTTAGGCAACAAGGCTATTATGGCCGAGAATATTCAACGACTAATGGATAGTCGCGGAATTGATCGCAATAAAATATGTGCTGATTTAGGGATAAAGTATACTACATTTACCGATTGGGTAAAGGGAAATACATATCCTAGAATCGATAAAATTGAACTATTGGCAAACTATTTTGGCGTTCCTAAATCTGAACTAGTAGAGAAATATACAGAAGGCTATTACACCGACCGTGAAGCAGCCGAATTTGCTGAATACCTACGCACACGTCCAGGGGCTCGTATGCTCTTCTCTGCCGCTAAAGATATAAGCAAGGAGGATTTAGAAAAAGCTGTCGAATATATAGAGCTTTTGAAACTAAAAAACAAATAATACACAAGGGAGAGTGTTATATTGGTTGTAAATTTGATTTATTGCGACTTACCACATGCCAACGCTGTGTCAGAGGAATGTGAAGATGTAGATACTCATAATATCTATATAAACAAAAACCTCCCTCATGATCGTATGAGAGAGGAAATAAAACATGAATTAATGCATATTATTCGTGATGACTTTTATGTAGATCATCACGTTAATTTAGTCGAACGTATGGTTAGAATGTCTCAGATTGAAGATGGAGACCTGAACGGAATAGACTTTTACCATCATATTATTTAACACAGGGAGATTTTGTGGATATAAAAGGCCTCCTACCCTACTATGGGATAGGAGGCTTTGTGATAAAGGAAAAGACCCTCACTTATAAGTGAGGGTCTATGTAGGGGGAAAATATAATTTCCTTTAATTCTTTTCTGAGAGACGAACATTCCGTTCACGATTATGTCTCTACGCATTTATTATGTTTACAAGTCGAGTATACCAAATACTTGTCATCCGTGTCAACGGAAATAGGAGGAATCAAGATTGAGAACAACTAGAAAAGGCGTACCAATTATAAAATTACCTAGAACTTTATCTTTTAAAAATAATAATATTGTTGACTTCAATGCCTATCTATCCATCTTTGACTGGAATTTCGAAGGACCTTCTATAATCATTGACGGCCGCGCGTGTATCAGTGCCAATTATCAAGCGCTATCCCTACTCATTCAGTATCTATGGTTTTTAAAAAGCAAAGGAACCTATATATACTTTAACATTGATGGGAATACAGCATTACGAAAAATGTGGCAGCGTATCGGCGGAAGTGGTTGCTATAAAGTATTAGAAAATAGTAATGAAAACTTCAACACCGTTTACGACAAACCCATGTTTGCCATTAGAAATCAAACAACAGACGTATCTTCGGCTATTGGCAAAATACTACAATATACTTCACAAATTGATATGGATCTCATATCCGGACACGAAGATACTTTACGGTATATTGTTTCCGAGCTATTATATAACACTTTAGAACACGGATATAATCCACAAATTCCTTCTTTACTACAATTCAACTGGTACCGTGATAAAAACCAATTATCGTTTATCGTAGCGGATTTAGGCGTGGGTATTAAACGCCACTTAGAACAAACATATCCTCCATTTTCTTCCGATACAACAGCTTTAGAAGAAGCTATAAAACCGGAAATATCGGGAACATTTGGTGCTCCAAAGGGCCCTTATAGCGCACAAAATAACGCTGGCATGGGGCTATTCTTGTCATCAAATTTAGGTAAAAAACTGGAAGCCGATACCTATATAGTTTCTGGCACAGGGCTTTTGCACATCTCTCCAACGGACATCACTTCGGATACTTTACGACGTGCGTGGCCGGGTACATTCGTCTACATGACAATAGGTTTTGATAAATTTAGATCGTTTAATTTTAGTAAAGAACTAGAAGACTTACGAGCTAAAGCCAAACAAGAAGTAGAGGCTCGCAATAATAAGCCTACAGAAGTAGAAATAACGATAGATATGAATAACTATTGTGGAGAAAATTGCGAAGTCAAATATGAAGCTATTAATAGGCGAGACAAACAGATTCTACCGGCTTTAGCAAAAGGCCAAACTGTCGTATTAGATTTTTCTAATGTTAAAACCGCCACTCACAGTTTTCTTGCGGCGTTACTGGTTACACCAATAAGAAGTGTAGGCATAAAAGCGTTTAAATTAATCAAAATAAAAGGAGCCAACCCTTCAATTAGAGCGACTATTGATTTTATATTCGATAGTTACACATCAGTCGAGTAACGAGGAGATGAGCTATGCAAAAAAAACGAGCCGATGGTCGCTACCAGGTATCAAAGATGATAAACGGTAAGCGCAAATACTTTTACGGCACTACCAAGAAGGCTGCCGTAGAAGCTATGGAGAAATACATAAATACTAATCAATCATGTGCTAATTTTAATGATACTATTTCATTAAACACCTGGATTAATATATGGTTACAACTAAAGGAAAAGACTGTAACACCAGCCACCTATCAAAGCTATACAGGCATTATCAATCGCTATATTAGAGATAAAATCGGTGGCGTAAAGTTAGCTGACATTAAACCTAATACATTACGGTATGTTTTTGAATCAATGGATGGATTATCATCAAGGACTATATCCTACACCATGACAATTCTAGGCTCCATATTAGAGCAGGCGGTAAAAGATGACATCATCCCTAAGAACTATATGAAAAACATAGCCCGACCAAAACAGGTTAAAGTCCGTCATATGGTAACGTTATCTGCAGATGAAGTAAAAGATTTCTTATCCAATATATCAAATACAGAACATCATGCTCTATTTAAATTAGCATTTGCAACAGGTATGCGCCGGTCTGAATTATTAGGCTTACGATGGTCGGATATCGATTTTAAGAAATCAACCATATCTATTTCACAAACAGCCCTCAAAATCGGATCTACGGCAGTTATATCCAATACAACTAAGACCACATCTTCAAAACGGATAATTGCCATTGATACGGAAACACTCCAGGAGCTTATGAAGCATAAGACGGTCATAGACAAGCGTAGAATTAAAACAATGAACTGGATTAATAATAACCTTGTATTTCCTGGAATAAAGGGCGGTCCTCGATGTCCTGATGAAGTCAGCAAGTTATGTAAGAAATACGCCAATTTAATCGGTAAGCCATCTTTTACCATGCATGGTACTAGACATACCCACGCCACCCTTCTCATTGAAAATGGGGCCAATATGAAAGCCATACAGGAACGTCTAGGGCATGCTTCATTCCAAGAGACGATGGATACCTACTCACATGTGACACCTAAAATGGAAGATGACATCGTAGAACGAATTTCTAAAATATTCTGATGTCAAAATGATGTCAAACCACGCAAGACTTTATGATGTCAAACAAAAATAAGGGCTTACAGAATTACCTGTAAGCCCTTATTTAATCAGCTTGGTGCGGTTGGAGGGACTTGAACCCTCACGAGCGTACGCTCACCACCCCCTCAAGATGGCGTGGCATTTAAAACACATTTACAAAACCAACAAATGCGGCAGTTACCTACTTTATTAACATATATATAGTTGTATATTTTACTATATTTTTTAATAAAATGATGTCAAAATGATGTCATATATAATATATACATTATATTGGACGATCCGTTTCTTTACCATATAGCCTTTCCATACCTTGGCGAGTTACAAGCCACATTTTCCCAGACTTTCTAAACTCGCCTTCTTTAAATCCGTTCTTCACACGACCTCTACAGTTTTGTTTAAGAGAATCAGCAGTAACATTCCAACGTTCTGCAGCTTCTTGTGTAGTCATTATATCATCTAATTCAAATTTCAATTTCATCACCTTCTAACTAAACGTTTAACAGCTAATATCAAAACAATAATAGTTACTATATTAATCAACCATTCTATATATTGCATAATTCACCTCCTTACAATTATATTATACCCTTTATCGTGTATAAAGTCAAGTGTTTATTTTGATTTTTACAAACAAAAATAGAGCCTACCAACATAGATTTATTCTAGGTTAGTAGGCTCTTTTAATCTTTTGAAATCAATCCACGAGTCCGCCTGCTCATGATCAGGAGATAATTGGATCACCTCTCAATCATCGACGAATTGCACCTGCTAATCCAAATACACCGCTTACCACGGCCCATGTATCACGTTGCCTTTTAAGGCGCTGTTCTGTTCGTTTGTTGCGTTTGATTTGTTCTATCAATTCTTCTAATGATGTCGAGGCTTCGTTCAATTTCGCTTCTTGCGTCGTCAAGAGATTGGAGACTTTCGTTAATTCTTGCCCCTGTTTCTCGTTGATTGCTTTGAGCGCGTTCAATTCCTTCGTCCGTTCTTCGTTGATAATCTTCAATTCTGTTAATGCTGTTCCCTGCGTCGCGGTTAAGCTGTTGGCTTGTTGCAATGCTTTCTCGGAGTTGTTGATTGAGCTTTCTGCTTTCATCAAGCGCCCTTCGAGTTCGTTCCAACTGCTCACGGGTACGTTGATAGTCGGCTCTTGTGTCGAGGTATCCTCCGATGAGGCTGCATGCGAAACCGATGAGAAGAACGCTAAGCATACCACAAATAACGCGCTTAAGAGTAAACGCAGATACAATTTTCGTCTTGATAGTTTCATACATGGTAACTCCTTCCTAAATATTACTACCCCACTGTGCGCCCCACCATCGAGCGGTGCCGCGTAACCAGTCGCCCCCGCTCCATCGTTCGTCGCCTGCATGGCACACTAAGAGGTCCCATCGGTCAACGTTGGAGTCTGGGCCGTAAGTATTGTTAGGGTATCCAGTCGGATCTAAATAATAGAGGTCGAGGCCGTCCTTATTATCGGCCGCCTCGGCGTGTGTCATCTGATGTTGTAGGTCAAGTGGTACACCTGCATTAATTGTGAGCACCGCCATAATCTGTGTCATAGTAGTTAATTGTGCTGTTGTAGGTGGTTCGCTACCTAAGTTATTTTCACTTACTGCATCCCAACATGCTTCAATAGCTATGCCTACGGCATTACTGTTGCGCATGTAAGTGTGTTCCTTATAATCTGTTAATGCCTCCATATCGGTCCACATCGTGCCATCTCGGTCGATGTTGATATGGTAATCCTTGAAGTGCTTACCACATTTTACGCCGGTCCAATGGTAGTATGCCTTTTCAATTTTGCCGTATGCGTTTAAGGCTAAGGACTGTAACTCGTCCATTGTAATTTGTCTAAACATTTATTTCCCCCTCTCGTCATGGTTAATATCATCCGATAATTGCTGAATACCTGGTCTGTTCACCGGCAACGTATTAGGTTCCTCTAACTTATCTGGTATCCCGTTATGGTCTTTGTCGATGAACATGCCACAAAGCCCTACAATTGACATAAGTACCGACGGCACGAATATGTGGTCAATGATAAGAATACCCTTATCGATAAGCTGATTCGCTTCAGGTGACACATAACCTCTAATCGTTGATAATACATACTGGGCAACGACTAACACCATAGGTACTAGCATGACGAGGACTAATGCCCTCGTTGCTAATACGCCAGTTGGCCTTATGCCCGCTATTCGGATGGACTGATATGACCGCTTGATGCGGTTAATGATAGCTAACTTATCCATTACCCCTCCATGCTCTGATAATCTCGAGTACGCCATGAAATACCTTTCCAAAGTCGACGAGGTCATCTTCAACCATTTCACGTAAGTTCTCAATAATGGACCAACATTCTGAGAAGAACGGAATTAGCATGAATAGGAATGAAAAGATATGGTCCAGGAATAGTTCAGTATTCGGAATCGGAATATCCGGTAGCGATTCAAATACTACCGATAAGACCATCCACGCGGGGTACTGGACGCATAACTTCGTTAGCAAATCGGATCGTAAGCGTTCACTCATCAGGTACCTACGTTTCAGGCCTGTAGTCGCGTCAACATATCCACCCTTACCCCATCCATACCATGCGAGCGTTGTAAGTAATGTTATAGGCGTATTATTTCTGTGATTATCCTTGTTATACCTAAGCACCTCCGTCGTAATACGTTGCGCTGCGTCAATGAATAGCAGTACAGTTGTTAATATGATGATAACGCCCATACTGACAATATGCTCATGTGACACACCGCTAATCAGCATTACTAAAATGTCGTTCAATATATCCATTCACTCCCCCTAAATGTGATAGTTAAGTAGGGAGAACACATGAAATTCGTTAATTCTTGCATGTGTTCTCCCTGTGGTTTAATTAATTATAAATGATCCTCGTTTCGGACGCCTGTGTTGATGTAGCTATTGTTAGCCGCACTCCATTCAATGGTATTCATATCAAAGGCCAGAGTTTTGGACGCCTGTGTTGATGTAGCTATTGTTAGCCGCATATTGTTATTATCCCCTTTAAACGTTACGTTTTCAGGAGTTTCTACAAAATAAGGGCCATATGAGTTATAGTTATCTCCTAAATTAAGCGTTGCTGGTCTATTGGCATAAATTACCTTTTTCGTAATATTCCAATTCTTAGGGTTATCTTTGAAATTACCTCTAACTGTGTTGTTTGAAATATTCATTTTCAAGATATCCCCATAGCGTTTGTATACAATGCCATTTTCGGTATATTCTTCATCAGCAACTGCATCAGTTTGAACACCAGCAATTTTGTATTCTGCAACTTTTGCACCTGTGAAATTGTGATAAGTGAGTTTTATATCATCTTCGCCTAGAGGTGGAATTGTAATAGTGCAAGCCCCAGTACTGTCGATCGTGAAAGGTGTAGCGTTACCGACTACCTTAACACTGTAATGCGGTTCACCTGTTACTACTACAACCTGTTGCCCCTTGGTTACGCTTGGAATAGTCAACGGCTTAAATTCAGTCCGAGGAAACGGCTTACCCATATTGCCAATTAAAGCAGTAAGTACATCATCAATACTGGTACTCTCGCACCATACGTTACCATTTAGCAATAGCTGATGAGCGTTGTCGGCTGTGGCCCTTGGCGTATACTGACTGATTTCAGATTTCTTTACATAGTCATTTAAATTGGAATACTTAACAAAGGATTGCCCCTCTATTTTGTTAACATAACGGCTAGCCGCATCACCAGGTGTTAAGGCGTATTGCCCAATTTCCGACTTTCTAATGAAACTGCCTAAATCACCTTTATAAGCAAACGTTTGAGACGCCCAGCCCTTTTGAGCATAATGGTTATTGGCGTCTGTTCTAGATAAATAATTATCTAACTCTTTTTTAGTAGCGTAAGCCGATAAATCAACGTTTCCACCACCAGTGCCGCCACCACTACCAGGAGGACCAGGAGGCCCTGGGTCGCCTTTAGGACCTTTAAGTGCGTTAAGTTGGTCTTGAGTAAAATCACTAAATTTAAATGACTCCCCCTTGTCTCCTTTTGGTCCTTTAAGTGCATTAAGTTGATCTTGAGTGAAGTCAGAATATTTAAAAGGTTCACCTTTAGGACCTTTTAACTTTTCAAGCTGTTCTGGTGTAAGTTGTACACTTGATGTATACCGACTAATTTCAGATTTCTTTACATAGTCACTTAAATTAGCCTTAGCAGCATAATTATTATCTGCATAGACTCTAGATACAAAAGTATCCTTAATCGCCGCTGTCGTCATATAACTATTAAGATCAGTTTTCTTAGAATACGTATTATCTGCAAAAACTCTAGATACAAAGGCGTTATTAGCCGCTGCTGTCGTAATGTAGCTATTTAATGTAGACTTAGCAGCATAGTTCTTATCTGCAAAAATTCTAGATACAAAAGTGTTACTAGCTGCCGCTGTCTTCATATAGTCGCTTAGACTAGCTTTAGTCGCATATGTATTTTCTGCAAAGAGTTTAGATACATAATAGGTATTAAGCGCCGATGTCTTTACATAATCACTTAAATTAGTTTTAGTAGCGTATGTAGTATCACAATATTCTTTTGTAGGATAAGCGGATAAATCTACACTACCGCCAGTACCAGGAGGACCTGGGTCTCCTTTAGGGCCTTTTAATGCCGCTAATTGCTCAGCGGTGAACATATCATAAGTAAAAGGCTTTCCGTCTTTACCAGGCGGCCCTTGAATACCCTGTTCGCCGTTAATACCATTTCGACCTGGTTCGCCTTGTTGTCCTGGGTCTCCTTTAGGTCCTTTAAGTGCTGCAAGTTGTTCTGGAGTAAAATCACTAAACTTGAAAGGTTCACCTTTCGGTCCTGGTAGTCCTCTTTCGCCGTCTGCTCCACGCTCCCCCGGAGTTCCAGGTTCCCCTTTGGGTCCTGGTAATCCTACATCACCTTTAGGGCCTTTAAGTGCTGCTAATTGCTCAGCGGTGAACATATCATAAGTAAAAGGCTTTCCGTCTTTACCAGGTTCACCTTTAGGACCAGGGTCGCCTTTTGGGCCTTGCAACTTAACAAGCTGAGTATTGTCTTTGACTTTAATACTTTCGCCGGTGTCATTGATGTGGATGCTATCAACAGGAGAAGGTTTCAAATACACGTTTTCTTCGCTCATATCATTTCCCCCTATTACTGATATCTTCGATTACATTAACTTGACCCTTAACAAGGCATTTAATAGGACGGTCGCCGTTCCATAAGAACAAATCCCATTGGTATTTACCAGCTTCGAGCATATTTGTATCTAAAGAAAGAGTGATTTTACAAGCTTCATCGTCTTTCAAAGCATCAGTAGAGACGTCGATACTAAACTTCACTTTATATTCTTCGTCGTATGGACACTTACGAACACAAGCAAAGAGATTTGCCTCTTCAACAAGATTGTTATAACAAATGTTAAGAGAAATCACTTCCCCTTTGATTGCATCAAGGTTGTGTAGAACCGGTAGTTTCATCTTCGTTGCCCTCGTCCATTAATTCGTTATGAACACAGCCCTCAGTTGGGCAAGTGCCGTCTTCGTTAAGTACTTCCCAGCAGTACTCACAAAATTCCATAACCGGTACTTTACTTTCTCCGATAAATTTAGACATATTACAGCACCTCCTTAATACGTGTTACCATTTCGTCACTTAATTTAAGATACTGTGCGATAATAGCCGTAGTAGGTTTGCCCATCAATAGCAACCCGAGTTGAGCTTTTTCTAATGATTTAAATCGCGGTTCGTACTCAGATTTAATAGCGTTAATTTTATCTTCCTTTGTAGGAACATACGGATCAGGCGCAACGAATTTGCCATCTACATAGAATTTACCATTCATAAATTCATCAAGCATTGCGTCACCATCTGCAGAATACACATATTGCGCATTTGGGTAATCGTGTTCAGCTTGGGCCATAATAGTTTCACGGCTCAACGTGTTATCACACAGGGATGTAATTCGTTCCCCTTTTTCATTTAAAATAAATACATATTGATTCATAGTAGTATCCTTTCGGAGGTGAAATTATGCGCCGTTACGCTGTTATGCTAAAACGTAGACAACGCAATACCATTACATTAAGGCAACTATTTAACGAGTGGCTGCCTATTCACTCTCAATCTATTTCTGATAGCGCTGTTAAGTCTTATCGCATTGCTTTTAAACACATATCCAACATAGCGGATATGCCTATCACGGATATTCATTTTCAGCACCTTCAGAACGTGATTAATTCCATGCACGTAAAAGGACTTTCCTACTCATCTTGTAAGAAAGTCCGTACACTACTTAATCAATTATTTAATTACGCAATTATTAAAGATTACTCTATCACTAATTACGCCATACACTTAAATCTAGGCCCCAATGTGCCAACAATTAGAAGAAGAGTATTCACTCGCCAACAAATCAACAAATTATGGGCAATAGATACTTCTTATTCACATATGATTTTAATACTGCTTTACACCGGACTACGTATCGGTGAGCTACTTAATTTACGCAGGCAAGATATCAATAGACGATCATCATACCTCATCGTGAGACACGCAAAAACGAAAGCCGGTGAGGGGCGTATTATTCCCATTCATCACCGCATCATGCCTATAATAGAGCAACTACATACTAGTGATTACCTATTCACTATCAGCTACACATCATTCCGTAAGCATTTCCAGGATATTATGAAGCATCTTAATTGCAAGCACACTATCCACGATACCAGGCACACATTCGCCAGTTTACTTGATGCGGTTGCGCCACCTAACACGTTACGCTCCTTACTAGGCCATAAACAAGGCGATATCACCACTAGGGTATACACGCATAAAACTATTCGTGAACTGCGTAGAACGGTCGAATTATTAAAATAACTCCCCAGTGGGGGCTAACTTGGTTTGATACTAATAAGTACTATAAGGATATTTCCCTACCGATTAGCAGCACCGTACTAATAGCCTTAGCTACCGATGACTCTGTCAGTGTTGAAACTTCTGGTGCACAATGCTTTATTACTTGGAACAGTGGGTTCTCTCAATCTAATAGAACCACCACCCGATTCTTAACCAACAGAGCGGACACAGGCAGTTTCGTTTGGATGGCCGTAGGGAAGGCTTAATATCCAGTGGGGAGC